GGACGAGTCGGCGGATATCGAGCTGATCGTCAGGAAACACCTGCCGCCTCGGCTTGCCCTGGTCGTGTGGGAACATTACTGCAACCACGAGAGCTTCCTGTCACAGAAGCTTTTGCACTGTGCATGCAGCTCTCGGACTTACTACATGCGTCTGCATGACGCCCATGTGTTCATCCAGGGGATGCTGATGGGGAAAGCCGCGTGACCCTAGGCGTTACTCCGCATATCTTTGTCCTACTGTCCCGCCTTGTCCAACTCGCATTTAGCGTAGTTGGACAGGCGCAGCCCACGTCATTGGTGGCCTGTCCTACCGTCCAACCTTCACCCGCCCCACGCACACATGAGCATAGCGGGCACGTAATCGCGCCCATGGCGCGCACGCGTGCTTTTAGCTTTCTTTCTATACACAAGAGAAAAGGAATAAAGGTAGGACAGTAGGGCAGAGCCCCGTATTCAGGCGCCTGTAGCTGTCCTACTTCGATCCAGAATAGTGGGGCAGGTAAGACAGGGCACCAGAAGCGATAGCCGATTGAATGCGTTGTCCCTGCGTTGCACCTGCTTCATACCTGTATTGCACCCGTATTGCGCCATGGCATTAAAACCCGCTTGCTGCCAGTAAAATCCACCTGTAAAAAGTACCCATCTTCGATAGGTGCGACCGCAGACAGCGGGACTCACCACCACACTGAACCCGGCCATTGCGCCGGGTTTTTGCGTTTATGGGGTAGGGCGATGACGAACGAGCAGCAAGCGCTTATTGAGATGCCGGTCTGGATGGTGATCCTACTGTCCCTGGTCGGCGGGATTTCCGGCGAGGCATGGCGGGCTGACAAGGCGGGGGTAAGCGGCTGGTCCCTGGTCCGCCGCTTGCTGCTTCGGTCCGGGGCCTGTGTGGTCTGCGGCCTTTCCACCATGATGCTGTTGCACGCATCGGGCATGTCGGTCCTGGCGGCGGGGAGCATCGGCTGCCTCACCGCGATGGCTGGTGCCGATGTCGCCATTGGCCTGTACGAACGCTGGGCCGCCAAGCGATTGGGCGTGTGCGATGTGCCGCCCTCGGGCGGTGGTCAGGCGTGATGCGTTGGAGGTCACGGAATACGTGGCTTGTAACCATCCGCACTAAAATGAAGCGCCGAAAAGCCGCCGGGGACCCTGGGGGCATCCGAGGGACACGGGGCATGAAACCCGCGGGAAAGCGTTAGCAGGTGGGCTGCCAGCTTACTGAAATTCAATCCCTTGAAATTGAAAGGTTTCCATTGAAAAGCCGTTGAAAAGGAGGGCTTATGACGGATCCACTGTTCCTGTCTAAAAGCGCTTTCGCGGTTCGCATCGGCAGGACGCCGAGCTACATCACCTGGCTGAAAGACAACAACCGCCTGGTGTTGTCGCCGGATGGCAAGAAGGTCGACGTGCTGGCAACCGAAGCACTGATCCTCGAAACCGCCGACCCCAGCAAGGCCGCCGTCGCGGCTCGACACCAGCAGGACCGGATCCAGCGTGACGTTTACAGTCAACTGTCACCCCTGGTCGAGCCGACTAACACGGCTGCGCCGCAGCAGCCCATCACCGCCAAGGGCCACGACTTCCAGAAGGCTCGCGCCATGCGGGAACACAACCTGGCACAACTGGCTGAGATCGAGCTGCACAAGGCACAGGGTTCGCTGGTTTCTAGGGACGCTGTTGAACTGGGGGCCTACAACGCGGGGCGCCATCTGCGTGACCAGTTGTTCGGCCTGCTGCCGCAGCTGTCCCACAAGCTGGCCGCCATGACCGACCCCTGGGACATCGAAAAACACCTGACGGCGACACTCCGTAAATCACTGGAAGAGGCTGAGCGCATGTCCTCGTCCGACCTTGAACGAGCGATGACAACGAGCTGACCTATGACCATGGAATTTCCTGACGGTGACCGTGCGTACCGTGAGGCGTATTTCCGTGGGCTACGTCCCGACCCAGACCTCTGGATCGACGAGTGGGCCGACGAGTACATGCGCATCCCACGGGACACCGGTGCGCCTGAGCCCGGCCAGTACCGCACGGACCGGACGCCTTACGCTCGCGAACCCATGCGCTGCCTGTCGCCGGCTCACCCGTGCCGGAGAGTCGTCACCATGGTGGCCTCGCAGCTGATGAAAACGCAGATTGCCTTGAACTGGATGGGCGGCCTGATCCATATGGCGCCGTCGAACATTCTGGCGTTGCTGCCCAGCCTGGGCTTGTCCAAGCGGGTTTCCGGGCGGATCAGCAAGACGATCAAGGCGACACCGGAACTGGCGAAGCGAGTAGCGGCCAGCCGCTCACGGGACGCCCGCAACACCATGGACACCAAGGAGTTCGAGGGCGGCGCCCTGTACGTCACCACGGCGGGCTCTGCGGCCAACCTGTCGGAGCTGTCGGCGCGCTACATCTACGGCGACGAGGTCGACCGTTGGGAAAACGATGTGGGCCAGGAAGGTGACCCCATTGTGCTGGCGGAAACGCGGGCCACCAACTTTGGCCGCAACGCGAAGATCTACTTCTCCAGCTCGCCGACGATCAAGGGCGCCTCGCGGATCGCGGACCTGTTCGAGTCCAGCGACCAGCGTTACTACTACGTGCCATGCCCCTCCTGCGGGCATATGCAGGTGCTGGAGTGGGAGCGGCTGTTCTACAACAAGGACTACAGCACGGTTCACTACCAGTGCGCTGCGCCTGACTGCGATGTGCTGATCGAGGAACATCACAAGACCGACATGCTCGCCCGTGGCGAATGGCGTGCCCATGGTAGCGGCGATGGCAAGACTGTGGGCTTCCACCTGAACGCCTTGTACTCGCCGATTGGCTGGAAAGATTGGCCTTCACTGGCCGAGGAGTTCGAAGACGCGAAGAAGGCCCAGGCCAAGGGCGACATGGGCCTGATGCAGGTGTTCTACAACACCCGTCTCGCCAAGGTCTGGGACAGTGCGCAAGAGCAGACCAAGGCCGAAGTGCTGGTCGCTCGGGCACGGCTGGAGACCTACACCCTCGGCAGTATGCCGGTGGGCGTCCTGATGCTGGCCGGCGCCGTCGACGTCCAGGCCAACCGCTTGGAACTGATGGTGATGGGCTTCGGTGTTGGGATGGAGCGTTGGGTAGTCGACCACCAGGTGATCTGGGGCGACCCTGCCGATGAGCGCACCTGGGCGGTGTTGGACGAGAAGCTCAAGGCTCGATACCGGCATCCGTGCGGTGTTGCCTTGGCGATCCTGGCGACGGGCGTCGACTCCGGCGGTCACCACACTGACGAGGTGTATCAGTTCTGCCGTGTTCGTCGCTGGCGCAACGTACTCGCGCTCAAGGGGGCGAGCAAGCCTGGTAAACCAGTGATCGCTCAGCGGCCGTCCATGGTCGACGTGACCTGGAAGGGCCAGACCGAACGCGGCGGCGCCGAGCTGTGGTTTGTTGGCACCGACACGGCGAAGGACTGGATCTACAACCGCTACGCCTTCGAGGACGGCCCCGGCTCGCTGCACTTTGCCAACGACCTACCGGACGAGTTCTTTGCCCAGTGCGTGGCCGAGCGCAAGGTCGCCCGCTACGTCAAAGGCTACAAGCGCATCGAGTGGGTCAAGGGCAAGGCCGAACGCAACGAGGCGCTTGACCTGATGGTGTACTGCCTGGCAATGGCGCATTACCTCGGTATCAACCGCTACCAGGAACACGACTGGGAGCGGGTACGCCAGGCGCTGGCTCAGTCCGGCTTGTTTGACGATGTGTTGGGCGTCAAGCCCGTGCAGGGCGAGCGCGTCGAAGCTGACGAAACACCGGCACCGGTTGCGGCGCGTCAGTCGCTTCCAGCGCAGCCAGCTGCTGCACCCGTCGCCCAACCACGACCCGCCGCACCCCCACAACGCCGCAGCTCCACCAGCGGTTACCTGAAGAGACGCTGATATGTCGTTTACCCCGAAGCACCTCGAAGCCATCGAGCGCGCCATCGCACGCGGTGAAAAGACCGTGCGCTATAGCGACCGCACGGTGGAGTACCGCTCCATCGACGAACTGCTCAAGGCCCGTGACGAGATCCGCACGTCGCTGACCAACGCCGCCGGACCGCGTTCTCGCGTGATTCGGCTTACCCACGGAGGCAAGGGACTCTAATGGCCCGACATTATCCGACGCTCACCCGTAATGGATTCTTGCTGCCGTCGAACATCAAGGCCAGTTACGAAGGCGCCGGGGAGGGCCGGCGTTCGGCCAGTTGGGAAGCCACCGACAACGGCATCAACAGCATCAACACTCCGGCATTGCGCAACCTGCGGGCGCGTTCACGGGCGGCGGTGCGCAATGACCCGTATGCGTTCAACGTCATCGACAAGCGCGTCAGCAACCTGATCGGCACCGGCATCACGCCCAGGCCGACCACGGATGACGCAGCCCTGCGCAAACTCAAGCAACAGCTGTGGGACGACTGGGTGGATGAGGCGGACGCCGACGAGTTGACCGACTTCTACGGCATGCAGGCCCTGGTGGCGCGTACCGTTGAAACGGCCGGTGAGTGCTTTGTGCGGCTCAGGCCGCGCAGTCCGAGCGAAGGTTTGGCGGTGCCGCTGCAGCTGCAGGCGCTGGCCCCTGAGTTTGTCCCACACGACAAGTTCGAGACCGCCAAAAACGGCAACGTGATCCGCGCCGGGATCGAGTTCAACCCGGCAGGCAAGCGTGTGGCCTATTGGATGTACCTGTCGCACCCACGCGACTCCTCGTCGCTGAATGCCGGCTACAACCAGTTGGTGCGCGTGCCGGCGGCGCAGGTGCTGCACATCTTTGAACCGATGGAGCCGGGGCAACTGCGCGGTGTACCGCGCTTGGCGCCCGTGTTAAAGCGCCTGCGCAGCTTGGACAACTACGATGACGCGGTGCTGTTCCGCCAGGAAGTGGCGAACCTGTTTGCCGGTTTCATCAAGCGGCCATCACCGGAGATGGGGCAGCAACCCCGCGATCCTGTCACGGGGCAGTTGCTGACCACCGACCGCGACGGCTTCACGCCGATGGTCGCCCTGGAGCCCGGCACCATGCAGGAGCTGGGGCCAGGTGAAGAGGTGGAGTTCTCCAAACCACCGGACGCCGGCAACAACTACCCCGACTTTATGCGTCAGCAGCTGATGGCTGCGGCGGCGGGTTCGGGCACGCCGTACGAGATCCTCACTGGCGACATGCGGGAGGTCAACGACCGTGCGCTGCGGGTCGTGCTCAACGAGTTCCGGCGGCGCCTGGAGCAGCTGCAGTTCAGTGTGTATGTGCACCAGCTGTGCCGCCCGGTGCGGGCGGCCTGGATGGACATGGCGGTGTTGTCCGGCGCGCTGGTGCTGGAGGACTACGCGCAACGCCGTCGCGAATACCTGCGCACGCGTTGGGTGCCGCAAGGCTGGGCCTACATTCAGCCGGTGCAGGACGTACAGGCGCGGCGGATGGAAGTGCAGGCGGGCTTTGCCTCGCGCAGCGAGATGGTGCTGCGCACCGGCTACGACGCGGAAACGGTCGATACGGAAAACGCTGCTGATCTCGTCAGGGCCACGGGCCTTGGCCTCAACTACTCGACTCTTGAAGCCATCGTGGTGATCGATGATAAGGAACAACCATGAGCAAAAAAGCCAAACCCCGCGTTTATGACAAGGCGGGCAAGCAGGTAAAGGTCGCCGATAAAAGCTGGTACACCTTGCAGGCCAGCGGCGAAGCCGAGCAGCGCAACATCGAGATATTCGTCTATGGCGAGATCGGCGCCTGGGGCGTCACCGCCAATCAGTTCGTGCAGGATCTGCGCGCCATGGATGATGGTGCGTCACCAGTGATCGTCGCGTTCAACAGTATCGGCGGTGACCTGTTCGACGGCCTGGCGATCCACAACGCGCTGTCGCGATTGGGCGAGCGCTGTACCGGGCGCATTGATGCGCTGGCAGCCAGCGCCGCCAGTGTCGCGGTGTGCGGCGCTCACCGGGTGGTGATCGCGGCCAACGCCATGCTGATGATTCACAACCCCTATACCTTTACCGGTGGCGATGCCGAAGACTTCCGCCGCGTTGCTGATGTGCTGGACCAGACCCTGGAAGCGATTATCGCAGCCTACAAAGCCAAGGCGCCGGACATCGACGAAGCCGAGCTGCGGCGCATGGTCAACGCCGAGACCTGGCTCACTGCCAATGAAGCGGTTGCTTTGGGCCTGGCAGATGAAGTGGGTGACGGCTTGAAGGTCAGCGCCTGCCTCGGCCAGGGCAGCGTGCTACAGCGTTTCCAGCATGCCCCGCCTGAGTTGCTCGCCCAGCTGGATGATGAACCGGATGCTGAGCCGCAAGAGCCGAGCGAGCCACCGGAAACTCATCCCGTGCTGGATGCAGCCAGCCTGGCGTTGCTCGTCACTCAAGGGTGTGCGGCAGCGGGCATCAGCAATCTGATAGACCCGATTCTCGCCACGACAAAGCTGGAAAGCGAAGCGGTGATCCAGGCGGCGCTGGCTAAAGCCAAAGTGATGCACGGCCTTTGTGTTGCAGCACGGTTGCCTGAACTAACCGGCGAGTTTATCGCGGGGGGGCTGGATGAAGCTGCTGTCAGGGCACGGCTTTTCGACAAGCTGGTGAGCAGCGGCGGTGGCTTTGAAATCAACAACAGCCTACCGCTGGACGATGACCCAGCCCCAACAATCAAGGCCAAACAGGTCGATACCCACGCAGTCTGGGCCGCTCGTCAGGCAGCACAGTACGGAACCTCGAAAGGAGCAAGAGCATGAAAACCGAATCGATGCACGCGGGCGAGTTCCTGCTGTCCGAAGGCGCTGGCAACATTTCCCGCGAAGCGATCAACGTCGCGGCTGGTGCAGCGCTGGAGCCGG